TTGATATTATAGCTTCAGCGTCTGAAGGTGCACTTGGTTTTGACCAATGACTTGTATCTACATATTGTCTATCTGCTACACCAATATCATAATAAAATTTCTGATGTATCATATTCCAAAGTGGAACACTATAATATGTAGCGATATAAGGTTGTTTTCCTAGTGATGCTGAAAGAGAATTATATTCTCCGAAACTTTGAGATATTGTAGAAGATGAATTAGCTTTGAAATTGTAATTACTACCACTTATTGCACGAAGTCCATAAACTCCACTCCCACTATCGTTATTTGTGAGTGTAAATTTTTTGTGAACTTGAAACGACCTAAGTGATACATCTTCCGGGTTTAATGTTTTGTAGATACCCATTATTGATATATCCTATTAGAAGTCTAATTTAACTTTAATAAGTGCTTCTCTTGATTTTGATTTTAGAATTGGTTGACTTAGTTTTGCTACAGCTAATAAATCATTTGAATCATCATAAAGACCTACGGTTGTAATGTAAGTTTTTTCTTTACCATCTCTAAATACTGCTAATGGTTTTGATACTCCGTTCTCAGTAACACTATAAGTTGGATTATTACTTTTGTTAAATTTACTATTTATAACTCTACAAAAATAATGTGTTGAAGTTACTTCTTCTTCTCTACGAGCTTGGAATAATGAACCAGATGAAAGGGCGTGATACATTTTGTGTAAACTATGTGAAGCTGGACTATACAATATATTTGAACCAGTATATGTTGTTGTTCCACCACCAGCTAATTCGACACCTCTACTGAACTCAAACAATGGTGACCTTCCTGGCCCTGCATCTTTTGAACCTAAATCAGTTTTCATTAGTCTCGTAGCGTTTAAAATAATCAATCCTAAATCTGGGTAGAATTTACCAAACGAACCACTATCAGCTCCTTCTGATGAAGCGGCTGTCTTGATTGTTGTTGAACCACCTTGAATAGAACCAGAAACAATGTTGTATTCTGTTACTCCTGCTCCATTGTAAAAATCTGTATTTGTAGAACTATCATCAATAAGTTTAATTCTTTTTTCACCACTACCATTGATAGCTCCACCAGCTAGTTGTAATTCCCAATTTCCTGGGTCAACTTTTTCTCTTGAACGAGCTCTATCAAATGATAAAGCATAAATGTGTTTTGAAACTCCTGATGTTCCATTACCAAAAGTAAATTCTGTTGTTTCTGGTGGTTGAGTTAAATTTAACATCTGTCCATATACAGTTGCTGTTTCTCTCCTACCAGCTACACCGGCATTACCCAATGAACCATTACCATCTTTGTGTCCATATAGAACTGCAAATTGTGGAGCTGATGTTGAATCGGAAACTACCTTATTAAATACTTGTAAAAAGTAAGTTCCGTTTGAAGATGATTGGACTGATGATGTGTGGAAACTTGTTAAAGTTCCTGCTCCTTCAGACCATATACCAGAAGTTAATTTAACTTCTTCTTCCGTTATGATATCGTTTTCTTGGTCAAATGATACGAATGCCATTTAATTGTCTCCTATTGTGTTATACCACCAGCTAAAAGTTTAACTTGAGCTGTGGCTTCTGTTGAACTATTCTCTTCTTCAATAGTGAATGTATATGTTTTCTGAACATTTGGTGCGTTTGTTCTACTAATTTCAAGAACACCTGTCGTATTATTAATACTAAAATTTAAATATGCTCCTATATTTGAATCTCCACCTGTTGTGACTGAATAACTGAGTGCACCATCAAATCCTGTTATTGAAGGTGTAATACTTACTGATAATGTTTGGTCATCAAGTGTTGTATTTGCTGGTGTTAAATTCATAGTGTTTGTGCTTGTTGAACCACCTGAACCACCAACTATATCAGTTAATTTGTATCTTAATGATAAATTTTGGTCTGGAACTGCTTCTAATAAATTCATATTTTCTATTGCTTCACCATAAAAATTAGAACCATTTGGGTGTGTGACATCATATAGATTATAATCTATTTCATCATCTCCCAATGCAAATTTTGTAATTCTAAATTGACCTTCACCTTTTGCTAATTTTTCACGACCTTTTTTCGTTAAAATAGCGTCTACTGTTACTGATGTGTTGTCTAAAACTCCCATTAAAATACTCCTATTGTGTTTTGATTTTGAATTTTCATTTTGTGAAACTTTTTGGTGTCATCTATAAATATATGAAAATAAAATTTTTAATTAAATTAATTTTTAGTTGCCTACTTTTCTAACCTCTAATCTTTTACCACCTGTTCCAGCACCAGTGTCTTGACTACTCTTAGTAGAAACTATTGCAGTCTGTGGTGATGATTTTACTATAAATGGTAATTGTCCATCTGTTGTTGTGTTTTTTGTATTCTTTGTTCCTTGATATCCTCTTTTTAAACCACTAATATAGTCAGTAGGTCTTTGGACTCTAGCAGGTTTAAGAGATGAAGAATACGCTAAAATTTTTGAACTTGAATATGGTGCTTCAATGTTATTACTTAAACTCCCCAATACTGATATTGGGCCATTATCTCTCGAACTACTTGATGAACCAGTTGTATAAAATATTTCTCTTTCTTCTAATGTAGGGTGTTCTCTTGAACTAGATACAAATGTTGAAACTGCTTCTGTAAAGAATATATCTGGTGAATAAACTCTACTACTTGAAAGTGATGGTGTATAAGTTACTAGACCACTTGAAGATACAAATAATCTTGAACCATATTCTACATTCGCTTCTAAATATCTTCTTTCTGTAAATCCTAATGAAGATGATAGTGAAGCACTTTTTAATAAATAAGTTGATGGTTCAAACGCTAAACTTTCTGATATTGTTCCATTATAATCAAGTCTTGATGAAGTTACTGACATAACTGGTCTATTGACTGATTGTGTTGTTTCTAATAGTCCTACATTTATTTCACCCTCTCTATGTAAATTCTCAAACGATTCATCTCTTAAAATTATATTTTTTGACCTTTCTAAAATAGTTGGTTCAATCAATACACCATAAGTTGTTTTGGCTCTAGCTGGTGTTACCTTTTTAATTTGTTCAAATATAGATTGGTCATAGTATTTGATTAATCTCATATAATCCCAGAAACTATTTGTTCCTGTGTATTTTTGGAAGTAAGAATCTGCTAAAGTTTTTAACCCTCTATAAAAGAATTCTTTTTCATCTCGTGGGTCTGCTATTTCTTGTTCGATATCTAAATCTGCAATAGATTCAATAATATCTTGATTAACAACATCTGTTGGTGAAAAGAACACTCCGAGTCTATTTGAATCTTTAGGCATTGTATCTAAATTACCTTGTTCTACACTTTCGTCAAAACTTAAATAAATTAAACCATCTGAACTAGTTGGGACATAATTTTGTTCAATTCTAATTTTTGAATTTGTTTTTCTACCCATACCAATATTTGGCAATAAAGTTTTTTCTTCTTGAACAATATTACTAAATCTATTTGCGGTAAATCCAACTGCACTACCAGACTCAAACGCTCCGTCAGAATTAGCAAATAAATTTTGGTCAGGTGCTATATTGTTTAAAGTTGGTGATGTTGATAAATTTTTATTATCATCTAATCTTAATCTAAATACTAAATCTGTAAATGATGATGATGCGTGATTACCATTTATTGCTTTTGGAGCTCTTGTATGGTTGTTAAATGCTGATTCTGTTAGTGGTGAATTATAATATCTTATTTCTTGTAAAGAACCTGTAAACTCTACACCCAAATCACCAAATGAACCAGTTGAACCAAAGAATACATCACCACTTGCAGTCCATTGTCCATTTTGTAATGATGAAGTTAGTCCTGTTAAAGCCGTTGAACCACTCAAAGTCATTGAAGTTGATGAGTCATATAATATTCTACTCACACCAGATTCATATTGTTTTACAAACAAATTATACTTCATACTACTTGTTGTATTATATTCTAATGTTCTGTCTGCTGTTGTATTATAACCACTACTCGATTCTCTAGTTATACCAACTGACCAAAACTCATTATTGTAAACTGGGAATAAAGATGAAGTAACACTCGCTGTTCCTAATGAACTTGACATCAAGAATTCTACTTTACCTTTGTTATCTGATATTGAACCTTCGTCAAGTAGTCTAACTGCAAACCCTTGTTCATTTCCTGATAAACCTACATTGTTTTTGGCTACCAATACTTGATTAGAACTTGAAGCGGCTCTAAATCTAAACTCAATAGTATCCGGTGTTCTTAAACTACCTGATGTTTCTTTCCATTGTGTTTGAATATAACTACTGGTCTGACTTCCCTTGAAGTCTAATGCTTTTGTAAATCTTTGTTGAGTTTCAAATGTTGGTTGATAATCTTTATTATCTGAACCACCATATTCCCTAACTTTTAAAATTGTTGGTGGAATACCATAAGCATTAACAAGAGCTTGAATTGATTCTTTTGTTCCTTTATTTTTTAAAATATAAGGCATACTTGTTAATACACGATTCCAAATTTCTTGTTGTATTTCTTTTCCTGATGTTTCTGAATATTGTTTGTATTCTTCTGAACCAAATGAACCACTTAAATATTGTCCAGTTATTAATCTGTGTAGTTCTGTTATTTCAGTTCCTGATGGTTGTTTCCAACCGAATGCATTTGAAATAGTCCATACTAAATCTTTTGATAATCCTTCTGTTAAGTCTTCTCGTCTATCATATGTATCAGTCATTGCTTTTACATAAACCCATATGTTATCGTAATAATGTCCAACCATATCCAAGAAGTCTAAAAATGGTTGATTTTCAGAATCTCTCTTGATGTGTTCTGGAATTAAATTGACTAAACGATTTGGATTGTTTTGGTCATAGATAGAAGCAGAAGTTGAATTGTTATTATACCAAGTTGTAGCGGCTGATGCAGATACACTAAATACATTATGTGGTTTTGTTGAATTTTGTTTTGGCCAACTTGTATCAAATCCTAATCCAAATGAAGAAGTAGAGTATGATGAACTTTCATAAAATAAATACTTTTCATAATGGTCAAAGTTGTTTGTAATATCTCTTTTAAATTCTTCGTTTCTAGTAATTTCAGATTTAAATACTGCACTAGCTGTTTGTGCGGCTAGTGAACCACTTTCTTTTGAATAGAACTCATAGTCTACTAATTTTGTTCTAAAATTTTCTAATCTTTTTTGAGCTGAACCAAATATGGAAAAATTACCATAATCATTATAATCAACATTTACTTCTGCAGAAACACTACCACTTAGAATATTATCTCGTATAGAACTAGATATAAAATTGTCAGAAGTTAAAACATCATCTAATTTTAATCTTCTTGTTCTTAAATTATTTATGTAGTCAATAGACTTGTCATCTGCTTCATATAAAAATCTATCACCTAAATCCGCGTCGTTAAATGGAGCTAATCGTATAGTTTCACGAATAGGTTCTGCCATTTCTTTAACAACACTAACTTTATTTTTAACTCCAATATCAGTTGATAATGGTTCATATAATTTCAATACTACTGAATAAGGGTCTATTGGTGTATTTTCAACATCAATATCTGTATTGGTGATTATATTTTTTACTCCACCAGCATTTAACAATACATTTAAATTTTGATAATCTACAGCTCCATATTTTATTGCATAATTTGTAGTTTCTTTTACTTCTGTTATTGTATTGGTTATTACATTTGGTAATCCTAACAAATCTTTATTTATGTCATCTTGTGTAGTAATTAAATTTGTTGTTGTATCAATATTTGTAATTGTTGATTTAAATGGAAGTGCAAAACTATCATCTCCACCAGAACTAGTTTCATTTCCATCATCTCCGTCGTCTCCTTCGGTTTCTATTTTAAATGATGCTTCTTTTATTGTTTTCTTTTTCCACATAGTTGGCGATGAATGACCTTGACTAAAATAGATATATTCAATTTCTATTTCAACACTATAACTACCAACATCTTGTTTAGTTATACTAAATGAAATTCCGTTTTTTCCTGACCCGTTATAACTACCAAATATTGTTCCATCATCTTTTATTAGTTTCCAAGAAGTTCTGAGTATTGATGCATTATAAAACATATCAGAAAGTTCAGAAAAATCTCCTACAACTTTAACCTTTGCTGTTTGATTTGTATCACTAACATTGAAAATGTGGATTCCATTTTCTTGTCTCCAATTATTTCCCCATTGAATCGTAAACATTAGTTGAACCCACCTTCCATATGTTGTTTAGCTTTTCCACTATCGTCATCAGGAACAACACAAAATGTTGAAGGTTTTGAAATAGTATAAGTTCTTTTTACACCTGCAAAATCTAAATTAAAATCTATTTCTAAATCAAATATTGCACCTTGAATATCATCTTGATTGTCCGCACCAACTTTTTTCTTACTTTGATAGTTAGCGTGTTTTGGTATTTTGAAAAATGAATTTTCTCCACTCTCATTATTACCAAAAGGAATATTATATTCTTCAACATCATATGTTCTTTGTTGACCACTAACATCTGTTGTGGTTGACCTACCAGACACTCTAATGGTTAGTGATGTATTTAAACCATCACCAGATATAAATTTAGCTAAATCCGGTGAATTACAACGAATCCATAATGGAAAACCCCAATTATGATACGAAGTCCAACCTATAATGGCAGCTCCACCATAAAATCTATCATCAGGGTTTTCTTTTTTTAAATCTATAAAAGTTTGAGCCATATCACTAGAGTTATAGTCTTGATTTTTACCAGTTCCTATATCACGAAATAAAAGATTTCTTAAACCGGTTGTATTATCATTATTTACAAGACGCATAATAGTTTCGGTATCATAACCTTGTCTAGTAGTTCTTTTATCACCATCGGCTCCATCTCCAAAAAAGTTTTGAGTTGGTGTGTTTTTATAATAATCATTATCACCACCATAAACTGCACTATGTGCTATACGATTTTTCCAACCAGGTGAGTTTAATTGATTGAATACAGCTTGTGAAACATTTCTTAAAGACATACCATAAGTGTGTAATCCAGCAAGACCTTCCCTATGATTAGTTTCTGCTTCTATTCCTACTAACGCATCAAATGTTTTATCAGTAATATTTAGTCCTGGAATTTTATATGCATCTCTAATGACTAATTCACCACCAATAACATTTTCTGGTAAAGTGTTTGATTGTAAACTTGGTATTTCAAATTTTTTATTACCAATGTCTCGTAGTGTTTCGTTGTAATCTAATATGATTTCATCAGAACCTAATCCTTTAAATTCTGTATTGTATCTTTGACTTTTAATCGGTAAAGTTGCTAATCTAACTTCTGTTCTGTCGGCTGATATTTCATCAACATAAAATTTGTAATCCTTTTCTCTTAATAAAAACTCATCTGTTTCTAACTCGTCTGGATTTACTTCACCGCCTTTGTAAATTAAACCTTTATTACTTACGAAATAAGTTCCGTTGTATATTATGTTATCGTTGTCGACCAAAACACCTTGTTCAGAACCGGCTACTTCTCGTAGAAAATTAAATTCAACATTGTATTCTCCGGAAAAATATCCTTTTTCTCTCATAAAAATACCTGGATTTATACTGAAAATTGGTTGGTTGTTTTCATCTAAAGTTTTGTATTGAGTGCATTCATTACCTCTAGCAATAACAAACGAATCCAAGAAAACTCCGGTTGGTGTTGATATAACCATTTCAATATAATCTGTAGCGGCTAGTCCAAATTCTGGTGAGTCAACGCCTGCTACTGAACCAGGATTTATTTTATAATTACCTGAATCTAAAATTTCATAGTCGTTTGGTTTTAATCTTGATAGTTCTAATGTCATAATGATTAACTCACATTAAATTGCATTGGTTTTCCGTTTAAAATATTTTCTAAATCTCCTTGATGTGCAATTATAATTTCTTGTTCATAGTATCTACTGATAAAAGTTCCGATATAAGATTTAAAAATTCTCATTGTAGGAAATCTTCTTTTTCTATTTTCTTCTAAATACCACAATTTTAAACCAAAACCTTCATTGTCGTTCCAATCAAAATAACCAACTATATCTCCGTTGACTAAATCAATGGTATACCCGTTTGTTCTAACATTAGGTTCTTCTCTTGAAGGTGATAATAATGTAAATTCTACTCCGTCTTTTTGTGGTGATAAAACATTATTATTTGGTGCTTCATATAATCTTATTGTTGGTAGACTTGGAGCTAATGGAATCAAACTATTGATTTCTGTATCAATTACACTTTTTAATTTTTCTCCTTTTTCAAATTCAGGGTATCTATTTGATTTGTGAACATAATGATTAGGTTCATCTAAACCAATTCTACCAAATGGTGCTTCTTTTCTTCTTTCTTCATCAATATCTTCAAAACTATACAATGTGTTGCTATCTTTTACCAACAAATGATTTCTTGTAGTGGAATCTGATTCAGATATAGCTTCATTTAAAAATTCTTCATATCTTGTATCTCGTTCTTCTTTTAATTGTAAATAAAACTGATAGTTTTGTAATTCTTGTTCCGTGAAAGGCATCGGGTTACCTCGTTATTTTAAATATGTGGTCATTGTCTACAATGTGTTCTACTCTTGTGTTTCCACTACCACTTACTATTTTGTAAAGAAAACGATAGTGTCTTTCTGGTTGAAATGAATTTAAGTCCATTCTAAAAAAGTTTCCTTTACCATCACAACTCAAATAAGAACCAGTCGAAAATGGAACTATTGTATCCTCTGTCAAAGCATCTCTAACTGAATATTGACTTTGACTTGGTATAAATTTTACGGTTAGATTTTGAGAACTTGTTGAATAAGTTCTTGTTGGAAATCTCTCACGACCATAAACTCTAAATTTAACTTTTGACTTTTCTTTATATTCTGGTCGTAAACCTTTCATATAAACCGTGACTTCATCAATATCGTCTGAGTCTAATGTTACTAATGAACCTGTGTTGAAAGAAGAGTCGTCATATTCTACTTCTAACTTTGGTGGATAGATTGTGTGTGTATCTCGTGAAAAGAATGCGAAATTTCCAAGTCTATCTGTGCTTCCCTCATCTAATGAAGATGAAGTATTACCAATACTACCTGAGCGTTTTATAATAAACCCTTCATTAGCGATAGAACCACTTAATTGAAGTTTAACGATATCAGTCACATCCATTCTCATATCGGTTGTTTCGTGATTAAATGATTGTGAGGCTTCATATTGTTCAAACCAAGTTCCACCTGTATTGTTTGAACCACTAATCCATTGTGTTCCTGCTGTTTCTCCGTCACGATATCTCCAAGAACAACCCTCAGTAGTTGCTGGTTCATCAAAGAATCTACCATCACCTTGAACCCAAGACTGACTAACTGGATAAGCAAATAATGATTGACTTGTTGTTAATTCTTTTGAATTGGCATCATACAAATTTAAATAGTATCTTGCATTCTCAGGAATAGTTCCCGCTACAATTGATTCTGATATATTGGTTAAGTTAAATTTTATAAGTGCTCTAGATACATTTACGACTGAACCATCAGCGTTCATATCTTTACGAACTTCTAATATTTCGTCTAGTCCAGTATTTCTACTTTGGGTAGCACTACCTTCATAAAGTGTTGAATCTTTTTCTGCAAATTCAAATAAATGCATTATCCTTCTCCTCCGTCAACTGCTGTTGATATGTCTGTGTTTGGTAATTTAACTTCAAATATACTTGGGTCTTTAGCCGGATACACTATACCATTTCGTGTAGCTGATGCAATGTTATATCTGTTACCACTATAACCAGCAGTTGATGAGTAAGTATCTTGATTTGTAATTGCAATATCTACAACTGATAAAACACCCTCAACATCACTTACTATAGCGTTTTGTAATTCTGATATTATGATTGGTTGATTTATTTGCCATCTATCAACATCAAAATATTCTGCTATTCTTTGGTTAACATTTGTCATAACTATTTGTTGGTCAAAACTATTTTTTGTTAATATAGTAGCTTTAACACCAATATTAATTACATAAGCATTTTTAATGTTTACGGCATCAGTTACTGGTCTAAATCTTGTTAAATAGGTTTTTAAATTTTCTTTTACTGCATCATTTACATTTACAAGATGTCTGTTTGTATTTAATCCTAAAATGTATAGATTTAGTGCTAATGGATTTGGTTGTGGGTCATCTTGATTTTCATCTAATATTGTATCTTGTGTAATATAAGCTTTTGCAATGTTTCCATATTTGTCAGGTAATGCATAAGTTCTAACAATGTAATCATCTTTGGTTACAGCACGATTTTGTGCTTGGAAATATGCTTTAATGTTTTCTCTTAATTCTTCAACACTTTCTGCTCCCATACCACCACTTGATGCTTCAATATTAGAAGCTCTTACTGATGTTTTGGAAAAGTTAACAACTGATGGTGTTAGATTTGTTTCATCTATTTCAAATGTAATACCGGTAATCTTATTAACTCTACCAGCCGCTACATTGTCTTGTGCTCCACCACCATATTGATAATTAATTGTTAATGTTGTGTTGGAAGGAGCTTGTCCATAAGTTTTTGTTTTTAAAAAATTACTTGGGTCAAATGTTTCATATAGTTTTGAAGGTGAACCAGGTAGATTAGAACCAACATTATCT